TTCCGAGAGGTTGTGTTACAATTACCTAGGCAAATGGGTTCATCCCAACGATGCCGAAGCTAAAGGTACAAACCTGGCCATTTGGTTCTCGAATGTCTTTCACAAAGCAAAAGAAGTCGTTCAAATGAAAGGGTTTACAGACAAATTGGCTCCCGCCCTTCTGTCCCTTTCAGAGACTGCTGAAGCTCCTTGCTACATACCTGCCGCTCCGGACAATTGCCCCACTTATGTCAAGACTATCAAGCGTGTCGAACCTAGTTATGTCAAACTTGGCTCTCATTTGTGCACAAATGCAACCCCACCTTCATGTGGTTGCGTTAAGCCTCGTCCACGAATCAGACTAGCTCAAAAAGTTTACATGAAGACTGTTGTGACACCTGAAGGCGTTAGAAAGCTCCACGGAATGAGAAAAGCCCCGAAACCCACGGAAATGAGTAGCAGAGATGTTATAAATTTCATCTTGATCGCGGACCTTGCTGAGTACGCAGCTAAAGTTCTTGATGAAGCCGCCGTCAAGCCACCTGAACCTCCAAAAGTGAGTTTGCCACCCATGATGGTTTACAAGCCTTCTGCTCCACCCATTTCGCCGGAACCTATCAAGCCTATCAATAGTGAATGGTGTAGGCACGAAGACTGCAACAAAGCTAGACGCATGATGCTTAAAGAAGTTACTGGCCCTTCCAACTGGTGCTGCGTTTGCAAGACGGTTAATGCGAAGTGCAAATGCAAAGCTGATGTTCAAGTCGTTAGCCCTGCTCTTAAATTGGACCAAGCTGATGAAGCCTGGCGCAAAGCAGGCAAAACCGCAATGCGATCCAAGCAACCTAAGCTCTGTCGCGAGTTTGTTAATGAAACCATCGTCGAAAAGTTCTCGCTCAAGGATGATACATTCGCAAAGATTCCGATTGATCGCATGGAAGCCCAATTGAAGGAATCAGTCAGCATGTACAAGAATATGAAGCAAACCGAATCAGTCACTGGGAAGCCTACTGAATTAGGTTTGTTGTACAACAGCATGCAAAAAGTGTATGAAGATGCTCTTCAGTGCCTTAGCCTTTATAAGAAAGCTAACCCCAACTCTGCAACCTATGACCTCAAAGCCCTAGCTTGGAATGGAGTCGCCGGTTCCTCAAAGACTGGCAGCGTCATTGAAGTCTTTGATAATAAGCGTCACGCCTACATTACTCAAACCAGCGCTGCAAGATCTTCAACTGCAAGTCGCTTGCGCAATGAACTCAAGATAGCTGACCCAGATTGTTGGACCTATGAAATTGCCTTACTGAAGTCCAACCTTGCGACTAAGAAGTTCATTTTCCTGGATGAAGTCTACTTGTTTTCCGCGTCCTACATTTTTGCTGTTCAATTGCTCAGTAAAGCGACCATTGTCCTTGTTGGAGACCTGGCTCAGTGCATGTTTCATGATCCGGACCCTAAGTGTGGTGTTGTTTTAGAAACGTTCGAAGATTATCTCAAATGCATCCAAACAGTTCAAACTTGCAAGTTGACTCGTAGATTTTCACAGAATATTTGTGAAGTTGTCAAGTCGGTCGTCCCTAATTACAAGATTGACAGCATATCAGAGAACCAGACCCAACTTTACTTCATGCCTTATGAAGAATGGAGTACTAAATTAACTCCTCGCGCGGAACGTTGGTTAACTTTTTCCGATGCTACCTGCCAAAAATTTCCAGCTCCAGGCTGCTTGACAGTGAAATCAGCCCAAGGTTCGACGTTTTCGAGTGTGAATCTTATCATCACAGCAGCTGACCTTCAGTCGTTCAACCAACCTGACTTTTTCATTGTCTCGATGACCAGAGCAACCAAGGTTCTCACTATTATCGAAGCAGAACCAGGTGTCAAGAATATGATGCCAATTGACTTCGAAGTTCTTCTGAACCTTACAAGACCTATCGTCACAAGTGACAACGAAGCTGTTCGTGGCAGATTAACCATAGATCGACTAAGTTCTGAGAAGACTTCGCTGAAAAGCACTGATTTCAACACTGCTCTGATTCAACCTTTCTTTGAGAAAGTACCAGAAGCTACTATGCTGCCTTTCTACATTCCATTGCCAAGTCAGTTGCCCGGTAAGATCAAGATTAATCCAGAGGAGCTCAATGAGCCTAGGGATTACCAGTATCGTTCTATTCTCCCCTGCCAAATTCCCGGCAGACCTTTTAGAGTGAGTTCTAGAGCTCAAACGACTAGAACTTTCATTAGTCGAATGGCTGTTAAACAAAGGATGAAGCTGAGTGAGCGAACCATTGAGATGGCTCTTAAAAATTTCGAAGCAATGTATCTCAAGAAGAACTGGAAGATGACTGATATTGGAGTCACATGGGATCGGGCTGTGGATAGTCTCATTGACAAATATGCCAAAGCGATTAGAGTCAACGATAAAGACTTCAAGATTGACACAAGCCCTGGAACCGCCGCAGGCCACTTGAAAACTATTGTCAAGCTCTATGTTGACAATCCAGAAAAGATCATGAGCGGCAAAGCAGGTCAACCGATAGTTGCCTGGGCTGGTGCCTGGAATTTGCTCTTTGGACCTTTGTTCAGGACATTAGCCAGCATGCTCCAAGAAGTTTTCAACGATAATACGATGTATGCAAATGGCTTAGACCCTGCTGAATTCGAAGCAAAGATGCGAGCTCTGATCACCGTCATTAAAGGTTCACCGTTGAGGAATCCTAGAACTGAGTGTTTAGATTTCGAACAGTACGATGCCTCACAGGATGACGAATCAATTCAAGCCGAATGGAAGCTAGTTAAAAGAGTTCTGCTTTTGGTGCTCGGTAACGAACGCTTGGATATGATTGATTCGCTCTATCAACTGTTCTTCCTTATGAAGAAAAATATGCGCATCTTTTGCGGATCAATGATCATAGACAACGAAGAGAAGAACACATCTGGTAATCCTGGTACATTCCTTTTTAACACCCTCCTGCAAATGCTGCTTTGGGCAGCTGCCATTCCTCCTCATAAGTATGGAGGTGGCGCTTTCGGAGGTGACGATTCGTTCATCAACACTAATAAGCCCAGAGAGGAGATCGCTCATGATTTCCTGAAGATGAACCTTTCAATTAAATGGGATGGTTCAGAGATGCCCATGTTCTTCAATTGTTTCATTGACCCTGCTAATGGCTCAGTTGTGTATGACCCTTTGAGATTGCTTTGGGCATTGTGTAGTAAGAATTTTTACAGACAAACTGATGCCGAGACGGACAAGTACATTGAGGAACTGAAATTAGCTGTAGCTGACAAGATGAAGGTTTGGCAAAACGAGATGCGCACTGTTAGAGCAGGTCTTTTCTATCGACATTCGTTAAACGAAGGCCAAATTGACTTGCTCATGGAAGCACTTCAGGCTTTCATGCGCACGCCAGCTCCTAAGATTCGAAAGCAACTTTATGACTTTAAAGTGCATTTGGATTCCTGGAAGTAGCCACACCTAGACTCTTAATACTGTATATAGTTTACTATTAAATATTACTACACCTAACTTTCGATCTTAACAATTCGAACTATTGTTGAGATTTTACTCAAACTTGTATGCAACGACAAATCTACGTTGATCAATTAATCGATTGGTTGAATAGAGCTTTGAAAGCAAAAACAATTTATCACCGCGAACGGGAACAACTTTGGGATCGTTTCTGTAAAATACTTCACACTTCTGCTGATATTGAACTAACAACTCAGCAGTACAATTCTATCAAATCATTTCTCGTCTGTCGAAACGAACAGTTGTCTGAAAACAAAGAATTAGCTTTTCAAACAGCTTTAGAACAGTTATCAGACGATACAACACACTTCACTGTACATATACAACCTGAAGACAAAGAACAAAGACTTGAACACAAGGATGAACTCGAGATCAAAGATTAATGAATACTGTCAACGAGCTGCACTTGGAATTAACTATCAGTCCACACAGCGTCAAACTGGCTGGGTTTCTAAATGCGTCATTGCAGGAAAACCCTACCCTGAAACTGGAATTTACGCCACTAAAGTTGATGCCGAAGAAAGAGCCGCTGCACTCGCACTTCAAGCTGTTGCCACAAAGACAGAAAGCCCTGATGGTGAGATTGATCTCAAGCTTGGAGCTATTATGTCTGACTTCGCAGTGCGTAACTTTCTACAACATGACCCTAAGGTACGAATTCGCGAGCTTTACAATAAGATCAAAGCTGAGTATCCAGAACGAGCAGTTCTTTTTGCGGACGTTTCACTCAAATTGGCTTTCGAACCTGATGTTTCTTACGATTCCGTGCTTAGCGAATTATGGAACAAGCTCATGCACATTGCCTTCGGAAATCAAGACACCGCTAGGGTTAGATATCAACTCTTCACAATGCTTGGAGGAAAAGATTACCGCGAATTTGTCAAGTTTGCACAGGACGATCCACGCTCGCTCTCTGGAGATGCAAAGACAAGAATGCTCAACGAAAACGTCAACGCCTACTTATACGCCGCGTACTATGGAGAAGACGATGAAGAAATGCCAGCACTTGATCCACCTGACCATCTACTCGACGACTTTGTAAAGGATTTGACCTCAGAAGGAATTGAACCTAATCCAGGTCCAAATAAGCCTCAAAAGAAGGAGAAGTCAGTAGTGAACCATGTGAAAGCACTTGAGAAGAAGGTTGCAAAGGAAGTTCGCGAAGACAAGAAGATCATCAAACGCGTTGCTAGAATGCGTGTTTCAAAGCCTTTAGCACAGATGCGCGAAAAGAATGTGAAGAATTCAGATGTCAGACAAGTGAAAAGAAACTTTGATGTTCAAGTCAAAGGTGAC